ATTTCGTTTTTCATCTTATTTTGTTTTTAATTCATAATTCAATTTCTCATTCTCTTGCCATCTTTTACGGCTAATAGCCTCGGACATTTCTAAATCTTTAGTAATCGCTTTCGTGTACCAAATCAGTACAATAATGATTATAAATTCAAAGAAAGCTATTGCGGATAAAATTATTAGTTCCATATTACTGACCGTTTACGATTTCATACTGAACATCAATCTCACTAATAGGTCTGTCGAAAACAGGGTCTGATAGCTTAATTCTAAAAGCCATTTCTTTAACCTGTTTTAGTTCGTCGTTTAATCTTTGATTTTCTTTCTGCAATGCTTCGATTTGAAACTTTTGCAATTCTTGTAAGTCGCTCATAGTTTAGTTTTTAAATTGTTGTAAATATTTATCGATTTCCTTTTGTTGAACTCTTCTTGTAAATCCAAAAATTACAGTTTGAATTTGTTTTTTATCAATTAGCTTATATAAAGTAGGTCTGCTAATACCTATTAATTCGGCTGCTTTTTGTAAAGACACACCTAAATCACACCCTTCTATTTTGCGTTCTTTCCTCTCTAAATCAGTTCTCCCGTTAGGTTTGATTAATACTATATTAAGTCCTTTATCAATACAATTATACTTTAACTGATAATAATTTTCTCTAATAGATAATTGAGATTTTTCACATTCTTCTAATATTTCAAAAGTATGATTTTCAACGCCGTATTTTTCGTAGGAATTTTTCACTTTGTAGTTTATTTTATTCATACATTTATGGCTTTTAATCCGACTTAATATGTTTAAAGAACTACCGATATAACACTCATTTTTAGGATTTGTTATTTTATAAATACCTATCATATCACTTATTTTTTAAGCGTTTTTCATATTCCTTATTAACAGCATTTTCTGCAATTGCTTTACAGTTAAGCAATCCAAGCTCTTCAATTACTTTATTTTTTACGCTTGCTGGAATTGACTTCCTTTTTTCTGATTCTTCTATTCCGTATCTTCCCATTTTTTAATTATTTAATGATTAATAATAAGCAAATGTAAATATAAAAACCTAATTAAACTAATTTTAAACTCTATTTATAATGATTTTAAATTAACTAAATTGTTTGCATATTCAAAATTAAGTAATATCTTTACACCATAGAAATAACAATTAAAAAATAGAAATTATGAACCCAGACGATTACATAGAAGGAACATTTAGAAATGACAACCCAATCAATCAAAAAGATATGGATTTAGAAGATTTTGAATCTGATAACATTGCAGAATGTATGGAGTACTATAAACGTACTGGAGATATTGAACCTTTAGAAAATGCAATAGTTACGTTTGAGGCTAATAAAGTAAATATGTTAGAAGAAATAGCTTTCTGCGTAGATGTTTTAAGAGTGGTTCATAACGACGGTGTGGCAAATAGATTGCAACGAATCAAAAATAATTTAAAAAATAGTTAGGATGGAATTAGAATCAGAGTTTATCAAAAGATTACAGGATAAAAGTTTGGATAGGTGTGTTTGTGAGGCGTTCGCGCCTTTCGCATAACGTTGAGCATAACTCTGTTACGTACTAAACAAGCCGAAACATTCAGATTAAAAACCGTATCACTGATACAAACTAAACTATAAATTCAATACCGATACCGTAATTAGTGTTATGCATTGTTATATTCTCGGTTTTTCGGCACAGTATTAATCATTAAAACAAATAAAAAATGTCAAAACAATTAAACCACGAAGACCGTCTTTAACCACTTCTATTGGCGGTTAATGCTAACGTTTGCTACTACAAGCAGTAGCGTGCAAACAAGCCAAAACATCGGAGTTTGCCCGAACAATGCAAACACAAAATATTATTAACCTAATGACTATTGAAGCTATTGATTGTAGTAGTTGTTATAACCAGTATTTTTTTATGCACACATTAATAATAAAGCACAAATTTCATAGTGGAGATATTGTTTATTTCCTAAAAGAAAACGAGGTAAGAAAAGGAATTGTTTCAAAAGTAATGTTTGACATTGAAACTGTTGGTTTTTCTGATGGATATTATGTTCAAAAGCTATTTAAAAAACTGATAGCAAATTTTGATAAAGAAAGACAATACAAAAAAAGATTAAGGTATCAAATAGATTTACTTTATAAAGATAAAGATGAGTATTATTCTACACCTCATTATTTTGAAGAAAATCAACTATTTTTCAAAAAACGTGATTTAACCGATAGTTTGTAATATTGGTTATAACGGCGGATGCTACACGCCGTATGCCAAAATAAAAGTTGAATCAAAGAACAAAACGTCTGCATATGGCTTGTAGCATATGTTAGTAGCTGGACGGATTATTAAAACGAAAATAAACTTGTAAAAATAAAATTATGGAATGTCCAAATTGCGGAAGCGAATTATTAGATGAAGGTGCTTGGGGCTATCTTGCATCACATCAATCAGGAGAAGTATTAGGAAGAACTTATAGATGTCCTAATCACGAAGGTTTTGAAACGGAAGAATTAGCAAATGAATTTTTGAAAAATACAGAAAGAACAATGGAAGACTTAGGTGTTTCAAGTTGGGATGAAATAACTTGTGATAGTTCAATGCACAATGTATCTGGATGTTTTTACACAGATAAACAGAACAATCTACAGGAGGGATATCCTTGTTAACGAAAAACGTAGTCTTGCTACTAACGTCCACGGCTTGTTTTTCGGCTGTGCAAGGAAACCAAATGTAACGGATTAAAAACCATAAAAACTAATACAAGATGGACAATCAATTAAACCTAAATGAAAAGCTGAAAAGCAAGCCGTTGTTACCAGTAGTGTTTTTGGCGAATTATTTTCCCTATGACGTGAAAATAAAACAACGCCCTTTTTCTGAAATAGAAATTTTGAAAACAAAGCATTTAAAAGATAGTTTTTCTAAAGATGTTATTTTGATTTTAAAACCTTTATCAGATTTAATAGACAATATTTTAGATGATAATAATGATGCTAATTATCAATTAAGTTGTGAATTAGCTGATTTATTGAACACGACAGATAGTACTTATTTTGTAAAAGCATTAATTCAAAATACTTATTATGCAATCGACCATAGACTATGGACAGATATTGAAACTTGGCTGAATAAAAACCATTTTGATTGGAAATACAATCTTATTGAAAATGGTTTGGCGTTTTCAATCTACGATGTTGTGTAACATTACTGGTAACGTTTGCGGCTTGGCGATGTGCCTAATACAAACGTGAATTAAAAAATATTAATCTAGCATATTGCCAAACCGCTGTTATAAGAATTAGCGGGTAATTAAAACATAAACGATGATAAAAACACTAAACATTAGTTACGGAATGTCAGATGAAACAAAAGTTTCAGTAGGCGAATTTGAAGTTGAAATTTACGATGAAATTGAAAACTCATTAGAAGATATAATTTCAGTCGTTCAAGGCAGAATTAGTTTAAAAAAACTAAAAAAAATAAACATTACAATAGAAGAAATTTCTACCGAAGAAGATTAGTAGCTATTTCTTATAACGTTCTCTTGCTACAAGATGCCAGCCTATGCGGTTGCGTATATTCGGCTGGTAGCTTGTAGCAAGTGTTATGCCTAGTACGGCAATTATTCACTAATTTTGAATTAAACTAAAATATAAAAAAAATGGAAAAATTATTCAAATCAGAACAAAAAACACCAAAACACATTGCAAACAACACGCCTAAAGAAGTTGTTGAAAAAACTTTTATTCTAAATTTCTTTAAAGAATTACCAATTGAAAGTTTGAAGAAGTTAATAAACTTTCAAGAAATAGATTTCGAAAACAGTAAGTTATGGGAAGACCCTAAAAACCGTGAATTATTATCACAATTAAGAGATGAAAATGTTGTGAAATATACTTGTGAGTTGTCTTTGGATTTCGAATCGTAGTATTAGGCATAACGTTTTCGGGCTTGGCGAAGTACCGCCTTGCACAAATGTTGAATTATAGTACAAAGGCTTGTGGCGGTATTTTGCCAAACCACTGTTATAAGCCGTTTTTATTCGTGTTTGGCTTAACAATTTAATTTAAAAACAATGGAAAAGAAATTAGGAAAAATTGAAAGCGTAACATTTGGAATAGGAGGTTACCAAGATTGTATGCTAGGACTTCAAGTAACGCTAGGAAATAACGGATGGGGCGTTGGCGATAATAGAAGTGCTTGGGATGCCGAAAGAATTAGTTGGTCAGAAAATTGCAAATGGACAGAAGAAGATAGAGACAGACAATATTCTGAAATTATGAGATATTTATCAAAATTACTAAAAGATGCAAAAGTTGATAGCGTTGACAAATTAAAAGGAATACCTGTTGAAGTTACTTTTGATGGTAATATGTTAAAAGAATGGCGTGTTCTTACGGAGGTTCTGTAAAATGGCTTATAACGACCTGCAACTTGTGGTAGTTTGGGGTAAATAAATCCTAAAGTACCGATTCAAAACAGATTTTACAAATACAAGACCAAAAATAAATTAATAACTAATGCCCGAATTACCACAAATTGCTGTTATAGCTTGTGGTGGGTAACTAAAACAAAACGTGATGAAAGCAGAAGAATTAAGAATAGGGAATCTCGTAACATTAGATGAAAAACAAAGGAAAGATTTATGGGATAATCAAATACACGCTCAAAATGATTTCTTCGAGGTAAAGACTATTTACAGCGCTAATGACATTTCTATTGAGGTAGATGATGAAATAATAGACATTTCAGAAGATGATGTGGATGGAATATTACTGAATGAAGAATGGTTTTTAAAATGTAAATCAAATAGCATTTTTAATAACGGATTTACCTATAAAAAAACAAGTACAGGAAGGTTTGAAATTTATGTGGGAATATCATTGATTACGGTAATCGAATTTGTTCACGAATTACAGAATCTAAATTTCGCATTACTTGGAGAAAATGTTGTTTTTGAAAACGAATAAAGCCATAATCTATAACGTTCCCTCGCTTTGCTTAGTGCGGGACTTATGAAAACTAAATTTAATGATTAAAAATAAACGTAAATGAAAAACGATATAAACGAAAAGCCCGCATTGAGCAAAACGAGTGTTAGCGGTAGTTTTACTGTCGAAGATATGATAGGATTTGCAGATTGGTGCAGAAATGGATTACTAAATACTGAATATTCTATTGACAGAATACACGAACATTTAGAAGCTTGGATATTACAACACAGAAAAGATGTAATTACTCTAAAAATAGAGTTTGAAGATTGGCATTATCAATGCGGTGATAAATGTTGCGATAATTACGGAACTGATATTTATCTTAATGATAAAAAATTGGATGAGCAATATGCAGAAGATAGTAAAAATGCTTTAAAAGCTGTCTTATCCGAACTTGGTTATGCGGTTGATATAAATTACCGCTAACGGCGGATGCTACACGATGGCTGGAAAAGTACAACCCAGACTTCGGATGATTACCCAAGAATAAAAGTACAAAACCAACTTTAAATTTAACCCGGAACCAGCTATTGTGTAGCATATGTTACTGGCTGTGTTTTTAAAATCAAACGCAATGAAACAAATTATTTCTGTGTTATCAAACACACATTACACACAAGAAGAAAATGACAAAGATTTTGTCTTAAAGCCAATGATGGAATTGATTATTATTTATGCAGATGGCAAAGAGCATAAAATAACTCCAAAAGGATTAAAACAAGAAGTCAAATGCTCCGAAGTAAGAATGATAGTAAGCCCTTATATGCTTGAAAGTCTAATTACTGATTTACAGTTACATCAAAAAAAGTTAGCTGGAATAACCGCTAATGCTGATAAATTAACGGCTTTGATTAAGCATATTTCTTCTAACGACAAAGTTGAGCCAACATAGCCAGTAACGTGTTGTGCTTGTCTCAGTGGCTAAGATTCAAGACCCAAGCACAACAGATAAATCCTGATTATTCCCGCCAGCGGTTTTTCCGAAGGAAAAAACGATGCAAGCCATTGATACAAGCACGTGTTATAAGTAGTGCTTTTTAAACGTAAATATTAATTAAATACTAAATAAAAATGAAAAAAGTAATTATGGTAGCTATAACCTTATTAGCGTTAAATTCTTGTACAGATGCTTCTAGAGCAAAAATAGGAGGGTTAGGAAGTAGATTTAAAGTTGAAATTGTGAATTGTGATGGCACAATAACTCATTCGTGGATTAGTTCCGGAAAAGTTTCGAATTCATCAAGTTCCGATGGATATTTTTTCAATGACGAAAAAACAGGAACATTGATAGAAGTTTCTGGAAATGTAATCATTACAATGCTGTAGATATTATTGTAAATGCTACGGTTGTTTATTACCGCTACCGTAGCATTACTTATAACGTTCTGCGGCTTTGTGATGTTGCCGAAAAAACACACACTAAACTTTAAATTTAAGACAAATGATTGAGGTACAAAACCAACTTGAAATTAAGCCTGAAACGGCAATAGCACAAAACCGCTGTTATGCGCAGCCTTTTTTTAATCTTATGAACAAAGATTGTTTTTTAGCAATTAAAGAAATACCAGATAATAGTGTTGATTTGATTGTTACCGACCCGCCTTATGGAATTAATTTTACAAAAGGATATAAGAGTGGTTCAACTGAATTAGTACACGGAGATGATGGATTTTCTGTAATGGTTTTTGTTGATGAATTAATGAGAGAATTTAAAAGAATATTGAAACCTGAAAGTGCAATTTATATTTTTACTCGATTTGATGTTATGCCTTATTGGTGGTTGAAGATAAAAAACCATTTTGATGCTAAAAACCAAATTGTATGGTTTAAAGGCGGTGGGGGAATGGGAGATTTAAAGGGAAATTTCTCTTTTAACTATGAAAGTATAATGTTTGCAACAAATGGTAAACATCAAATAAGAGGCAAAAGAGATGGCAGTGTTTGGCAAATAGGAAAATGTAAACAAGAATATCACGAAACACAAAAGCCTGTAGAACTTATTGAAAAAATATTATTGCATAGTAGCGATGAATTTATGACAGTTTTTGACCCTTTTATGGGAAGCGGAACAACTGGAGTTGCTTGTAAAAATTTGAATAGAAATTTTATAGGTATAGAAATGATTAAGCAAAACTTTGATATAGCTGAAAAACGTATTTTAAACCACGATGTTCAATTACGTGCAGTTCTTTAAGGTTGCGCATAACGGTCTGCCGCTTGGCTTAGTGCCGAGCTATGAAAACAAATATTAATTTTTAAAAATAAACGTGATGAAAAACGAAGAAAACGAAAATAAGGCATTGAGCCAAACGGCTGTTAGCGACAGGATGTGTTATGTAGTAGAGTGCTCCGCTGGAAGTTATGACGATTATCATACTTGGATAGCTGGGATATTCCCTGATGCTATTGATGCGGAAAACCTAAAGAATGAAATTACTGCAAAAGTAGAAGCTGACAGAAATATGCCTTGTCCTTACACAGAGGAAGAAATAGAATTTTTAACAGACGAACAAAGCGAAAAATATCACAATTGGTGGTTTAAAAATAATGAAGCCGAAGAATTTAACTCTGCAAAAGTTGTTGAATACCCATTTGGTAAATCTTGTCGCTAACTCGTTGATTGTCGATATAAAAGTATTACTTTAATTTGTTAGCTATGATAAAATATACAAAAGTCAAAGTAATAAAGATTACTCCAACACAGGATGAAACTTTAAAAAAATTAGACTCATATAAAATAAATGTAGCTCAATTCATTCGTGACGCAATTTCAGAAAAGATTAAAAGGGAATATAAAGATTTAATTCCTAAACCAATAAAATTTAAAATACCATTTTAACCATGAAAAAACTAATATTATTTTTACTATTTACAACGGTAGTAAGTGCGCAAACAAGACGAACAGAACCAGCCGTTTATTTTTCAATGGCAACGGACATTAGAAACGCTACAATAGGAAGCGAACCGACAAATAATAAAGCGGAATTAGACTTACTTTTCCACGCTTCATTAGTCGGTATCAAAGGAACTGAAATAGGTATTTATTACGAAATGTTTCCGTCAATCGATTATTACGCTATGGGTTGTACTGTTGGACAACAATTTGAGTTATACGCCTATGTTCGAGGATTAGAGTTTAAAACTATATTTGTTCCCTCAATAACTTTTAACGGTATTGGAAGGTATGATGATTGGGGAGGTTCAATTCCAAATGAAGACGAAGCATTGTTTTTAACAATCGGTTTAAATACTGAATTTAGGTGGAATATAACTGAACATTTTGAAGTTGGTTTTTTAACTGCTTTTAGTTCTGCACCTGATTTAAACGAAGCGTACTATGAAGAGGGAAACCATTACAGATTTTCTAATTATGCTAAATTTATTTATAAACTTAAATTGTAATATTATGATACAAAAAGAAAAAGCAAAAGAGTTAATTAAAAAATATTCTTTTTTAAAAGAAAGTTTTAGTCCGTCAATACACGAACAGAAAAGATGTGCTATAACAGCAACTGAAATTGAATACCATTCTAATAGAGAATTATTATTTAATTTACGGTCATGTGGAATGATTCAAAACGATAAAGTATATCTTATTAGGTTGCAACATTTGATAGATGAAGAAAAAGAAGTAAAACAAGAAATAGAAAAACTATGAAAACACCAGAATGTAAATGCTTTTCAGGCAAGAAACTAAATGTAATAATTCATAACGGAGTAGAAACAGATATGATACTTTGTAAAGAATGTATAGAGAAAAATTGTAAAAGCGGTAATTTAATTGAAGTAAAATAATTATGGATGCAAACCAATTACGTATCGGAAATTTAGTTTATTTTGGAATAGTAAAAGAACCTATTAAAATATTATCTATAAATCCAAATAGTTCTACAATAGAAATGGCAGAACCAATCCCACTATCAGAAGAATGGTTGTTGAAGTTTGGGTTTGGAAAAATGGAAATGCCAGAGAGTGAAGTTAATGAATATATATGCGATTATTTCAATTGGACTAATTTTCAACTACATAGAAAAAGTAATTATAATTATTTTTTAAGTAGTTGGTCTGATTCAATTATTGGAGAAATTAAATACGTTCATACTTTACAAAATATTTTTTACTGCCTAACAGGAGGGGAGTTAACTATCACTTAACAATAAACAACACAGCAGATGTAGCAATTCCAATAGTTCCGATTACTTGCCAGAAAGTCTTTTTATTCTTTTCTTTACGCAATGATTTCTCAACTATTTTAGTCGCTTCGTCTGCTTTTTCATTAGCTTTTTTTAAATCTGAAACTGATAACATAAAAGAATCGTTGCTTTTAATTAAAGTCAAATTCACAGAATCCAAACTATCAATAATAACCTCTGATTGATATAACGCTGTTTCGGCTATTTTTAACGATGCTGTTGCTCCATCGCCTTTAATAAGGTCTTTTATTATAAATCTGTTTAAAGTATCGCTTAAAACGAGTCCTTTTGATTGAATAGGTATATTTGTATAATTGTAACGGTCTTTGTAATATTTTTTAATACCTATTAAATCCATGGTCTTTACTTTGTCAACTTTCCTTGAAGTTTCTTTTTTTGCCATGGCTAAATCAGTTTTAGTATCTTCTAATTCAGAACGCAAAACTTTTATAAATTCTCTTTGCTTTTCTGCCGTTTCTCTAAATGCAATTGCTTTTTTTTCGTGAACTAAAGCGGAGTTTTTGTAGATAGTACTTTCTGCCTTTGCCTTTGCAAAATCTTCCGATAGTTCCGAACTTCCTGAGCAAGATTTAAACAGGAAAAACAAAGCGATAGCCAAAGCCACGTAAGACCAATTTTTGTAAATCCATTCTTTTGCATAAATAAGGTTTAATTGTGGTATCATAAACTAAAAGGTTTAGCGAAAAAGACATTAGTATTTTTACGGGTTCTTCTCATTACTATACCTCCGTTACTGTCGTTGCCTAAAGCAGTGTTTCCCTCAATAGTTTCAAATGTTTTGTGTTCATCATCTAACCATTTAACAAATAATCCTGTGTGGTCAAATCTTCCATCGCCTTGCCAATCAAAGAAAACAATATCGCCCTCCTCTGGTAGTATAGTTCTTAAGTTATTCTTTTTAAAATGTGCTACTGCTGTTTGACATCCTGCAAAACCTTTACTAAATCCGATGTTACCTAACGGATGTCCTGCTTGTGCATAACACCAACTAACAAACATACCGCACCATGGAACACCATCTAGCAAAAACCAAGCTCCATATTTTGTTTTGTTACTGTTAGCTGGTTTCTCACTGTAACCTATCTCTTTCTTCGCAATCTCAATTACTTTGCTCATAATTACTCTGATTTAGTTATTGTTGTTTTTGAAGATATTTCTTCCTGATATGAATCTACTGGTATATTCTCGTTTGGTTTTTGCGTTCTAAATAAAGAGAATCCACCAGATCCTAAAAATCCTAAAAATACAAACTCTTTAACTTCAAATCCTATCTGAAACAAAGGGACAAAAGCATAAGCAAGAGCCGTAAAGAAACTACTAAAAGTCATTAATCTTTTCTGACTCCATTTGCCGTTAACCGTTAAGGTATCTGTTAATAATTTCATCTTTCAAAAGTATAAATCATTTGACCGTTTTCGTATGTGATTACGGTAAATAGCATTGTCGATGTGATTGAATTATTTGTCATTTTCGTGGTTTTCAATAGAATAAATCTTTCTTTCTGGTGTAGCAAGGAAAGTTTTATGAATAAAAATAGTAATTAAACCACCCAAAATAAACCAACCAAAGGTTTTAATCAATTCATTTACAACTGATTTATCCTCTAAAGCTCTTAATCTCGTAGGCACATCCTCTAACTTAACATTAAATAATGCTACCGTAGTTTTTAAATCAGCTATTGTAATTTCTAAACTATCAATAGATTTGTCAAACTTTTCTTTATGTGCTTTCAATCTATCCATTTCATTTTTCAACTTATTCAATTCAATTGTTTGCTCCATGTTTATATATTTTTGAGCCATGTAATAGTAGGTTAATTTAAAAAATAGATTTGTCTTACAAATATAATTAAATTGTTTAATTATTTAGTAAATAGATTTGAGGGTAATTCTTTTTTATAAGTACCTAATAATTTATGCCTGTAAACATTTAAGTTTGTAAAATACATTTTCTTCGCTCTTTCTAAAATTAATTCCGGATTATATCCTAAATGAATCATTACGGTTATCATTTCTAAATCAATATGCCTACCTACAAAACCATTGCAATTTCGCCAATCATGTATAAAAGAAGCCGTTTCAAACAATGTATTACCTCTTTCTTTTACAAAGGTTGCACCGTCATAATTCCATTCATTGTTTTTAAAACTTTTCCAAACTTCATCAAACAATATCCACAACCTATTAAACGTATCATTATCTTTATTTGAAACTAAAATTTCATTAACCATATACTTATAGCCTGTTTCAATTTCCTGTTTTGTAAAGTCTTTATAATACTTGCTTTTCATTATACTAACTCGTATAAAATGCCTTGCAATACAGTTGTAGTTCCGCCAGATTGTGTTGGTATTTCCATAGTTAAAGTGCCTCTTACCTGCATAGACTCGTGGTTTAAACTTGCATCGGTCAAAACCGCTTCAAAAGCCGATTTATTACCTAACTCCATATAATCGGTTATTTCCGATTTAAAGAAATAATATAAAAATGAATACAAATCAGGTTGCTGACTTTTCAAGTAACTTAATATTCTTTGTCGCTGCTCTTTTCTAATCGTTTCTTTATCGTCAATAGATAATTCAACTTTTTTATCCCACGAATCTACAACTTCACCACCTATATTATAAAGTTTAGCTGTTTTTATTATACCGTCAGGGTAAGTAGAATCTAATTCAAACCAGAATTTAGAAGTTATTGACCAAATCAAAACATCATCTTTAGTATATTTCTTTTCTCCTTTTAATCCCTTATCTGAAATAGGTTCTAACCTTTTTATTCCATATAAATTATCTAATTGTAATAATTTATAATCCATGTGGGTATATTCAGGATAAAATACGTGAAGGGCTATTTTACTATTTACATCTTCCACATAATTAGGGTCAAAGTCAATAGTTTCATAATCTACTCCATTAGGAATAGTTTCTAAATCTAAAGTTTCAATAGATTGATTTTCTAAAGTGTATCTATATTTTATCATGTTCTTGGAGTTGTTAATGTTTGGCGTAATTTTACATAGTCCATATACATAGTTCTTGATGTTGTGCCTGCAGTTTTAAATATAGCGTTAGCATTTACTAATCTTTTAGTAGCTCCAGTTGGTATATTAGTTGTATGCGTTGATACTAATACTCCATTTATATAAAAAGCAACTGATGTTCCCCCTGCGTTTACAATAATAGATAATTTGACAAAGCCTGTAGTAACAACTGGAACTCCAGTGTCTGTAACTGTTTTTGTAAGAGCGTTAGTTGTAACTGTTTGCCAATTTGCAGATGCAGTAAAGTTAGAAAGTCCAGCAATGCCTCCTTCATCGTAAGTAAACCCTATTAAGTTTGTAGGGTTAGTTGTTGTGATAAACGTAGATAAACCAAATAAATTTACAAATCTTTCTGTAACTGTGCTTAAAGTTTCTATTTCAATTAAGGAATCATATAATATTTCTCCGTTGCCAACTACTATTACGCCCCCATTATGTGTACCACATACCGTAGTTCCTGAAACTCCTGATGATGTAGTTCCAGTTGAAAATATGCCTATTCCAACATTGCTTGAGGTTTCATTTGGAACAACGGTAGAGCCCTGAACCACGCTATTTAAAGCACCCGCACCCGCTGCATAATTATAAGAAATTCCATCAGCAGCCCCGCCACCAATAGCAGATTGACCATAGGCTAAAAAGTCATTAAAATAATCTATTCCGTATGATTTACGCCAATCAGTTCCCCTTGCATCATCTAAAGTAGCTAATGTATAAGTTCCTGCTGTTTTGGCAGGGAAGTTTATAGCAGTTTCTGCTATTGGAGTTTCTATTCCTATAGTTGTACTTACTCCTGCTACTACATCTGTTTTTCTTAATTCTAATTCGCCTGAATTAATACCTAAAGATGCGCTCATTACTCCAATTTCTTCTGAAGATATACTTGCGCCTGTATTACCTATTGATACACTTGAATCAAAATCAGCGTCAGATGTTCTTAAAGTTATTTCTCTATCATCTGCTATTCCTCCAAGTAAATTTACATAACTATTCCCTGCTTCTTTTTCAGCATAACCTCCTTCATCTAAAACAGATTGTAAATCTTGAGTGCCACTACCAGTAGTCAGGTTACTTATTTTTATCTTCTTTAACGTACCGTCCCCACTTTCAGTTAAATCAGAAACATCCATTATATTCACAAAATCGTTTGCGTCTGGTGTAGTGGCTAATTCTGGTACGTCAAAAACTCTTTTATTTGCCATTTTATCTATAAATTAATTTATCATTTATTTGCATAGAAGTTAAGAAATCATAGTTCATAGATAGTAAAAAGAAATCTTCTTCTGTTAATCCTAAAGTTGCAGGGTCTTCTATAAAATAACTTCCTTTTTCTTCTTTGCCAGTTAGTGTAAAAGAATAACCGTTAAATTCATTCTTTGCTCCTCCGCTTTTAAATTCAATAGTTCCACATTCAAGACCGTTATACAATCCAAATATTCGATATAAGCCATTATTGTCTAAAACTAAACATCGCCAATCGTTTTTAATCATTTGCTCAAACTCTCTACTGCTTTTAGCTATAAACGACATTGATATATTTTGATTATAAAACTTACCACCATCATTTTCTTCGTGTTGCTCACTTGCTGTTACTGGAATAACGCTGTCAAATCTAAATATAAATGATTCAGGAAATTGAATTAAATAATTACCGTCTGTTACTATTTGTGAATAGTTATATTTTTGCCATTTTAATAGCCAAACAGTCTTAACCCCTCCTAAACTATCTTTACATTTTCTATTATAACCGCTTACAATTTCCATCCACCTAATAGATTAATGTTTTTCATTGCGTTTACTTCGTCTTGACAAGTCTTATATTCTGGTAAAGTATTCTTGCAAATCCATTTATTAAACCTTTGCACGTACATTTGAGCAAGAGCTTTATATTTTTCTGATAAATATTGTACTTCTGCTCTATCAACTACCTCTAAGTTATCGCCTGTGTGTTTAAATATACCTCCATTATCAACCATATAAGAAGCGATTTCTATATATTGAGCTAACGCTTCATTTTTAGTAATTGGTTTGATAAAATCGGTGTATAATTCAAGATACAAACCTGCTAAAGTATTCGCTTCTTTGTCTGCTTTAATTTTATCGTATAACTCCGTACCTAATAATGGTTCAATAGTTGTTAACTGTACATTTAAAATACAAAATAAATACTTATCCGTGTCCGTATTTCCACTTAATATAGTGGAACTGGTCATCTCTTGTGGTGTAATAAATAGTAATTCAGCCATTATCTTGGTTTTAAAAATCCGTTATTAGGCATATTTGTCGGTTTAACTGTGCTTAATGGTTCAGTACTTTTTGGAATTGATGTGTTTATCCCTAATCCTTTTAATTCTCTAACCATTTTTTGAGCCTGTTCTATTGTAATGTACTTGTTTGATTTCTTTAAATATACTTTTCTTTGCCAGAAATGATTACAATCCCCACCTCCTTTATATTTCAGTATATCGTAAGTGTTTGCACCTTCTGGACCCCATCCCGGATTGACTGCTCTTGTGCTTGCTTTATCAATGTCCTCTTGTCTGAAAACCCTACCTGCCGTTATCATCTTTTTGCAAAATTCTCTTTGTGGCGACAAACTACCAGCATATTCAAAACGAACTTTAAATATATCATTATCGATTTCGCTTGGAGCAAGTGGAATGTTTTCTGGAACGCTTGCAAAGTTTAACGGGACAGAATTTTCATCGTACCTTTCAACATCTATTAAATCATACTCGCTTAAATCCTCAATCTCGCCAGCTTCAATAAATAAATCTAATTCAGTCTTTTTTTTTTCATCACTACTTAATTGAACTACTTGCTCACTTAATGGAATGAAATATAAATCTAAACCGATATTATAAAAAGATAATACTTCCTCTAACGCTTCAATTATATAAGCCTGTTTTGGAGCAATAACTCGTTTCATTAATTGACCTTCTGCTTCGTCTAATTCATTTGCATTATTACCCAAACCTCCCTCTGACATAATACCAAATAATTTAGGGCTAACAACTTTATGACCTGTCATTATTTGCTGTCTGCTTTCGCCTGTCAAATATTCCCATTGTTTGTGTTGTTGGTCATTAACAGGAAACGGTACGATAGTTACTTCAACATCTGAACCGTTAAACGACAAAACGAAAGACATAGCATTAGGAGAACCTGTTAATTTAGCTTTAATCTTTTGTTCAAATAAATCCCTTTCTTCTGGAGTCCAATTAATCCCGTTAGGAACATTAATTATATATCCTGCACTTAATCCTTTTTTAATAGAATTAATATAGAAGTTTGCTAATTCCTCCTCCATTTCAGCATAAGGTAAAGCACTCAAATAATCAGGGTCTGAAAAATAGTTTTTCCCTGCCTTGTATGGTTTGATACAATAGATTTCAATATTCTCTTTTGAAGTACCAAATGCAGGATATTCAATAGGTGGATTTTTAGATAAATTGCACCAGTCTTTTGAATACCAGTAACTCTCAATTTCTCCATCCTCATTCTCTAAAGCAGGTACAACTAACTGTTTTGGTATATGATAAATTGCACCTAAATCTTTACCGTTTTTTGCCTTTACAACCTGAAACGATGCTTCTCCGAATAACTCAAAATCTGATATAATTTTACGTGTTTCTTTTTTATTTAGAATAACTGAAAAATTAATCCAAGCTGACAAGTTTTTATTTCTTACGCTTAACCCTTTTCCATAAATCAAATCTACATAACTTGAAATAATAGCTGCATTAGTTGGCGAACCATTAAAACGGTCAATTATATACTGATAAAATGAATTGTTACGCCCATTCAAAACCCAATTTTTAGATTTGTTTTCCTCTAATTTTGGTCTGACATAGTTAGACAATTGTAATAATCTTATATCGTTACTCATAATAGTATAATTCGTTTGATGCTTTAAATGTTTGCGTTTCTTGTGTAGTAGCCATTAGTTTACCTCTATAGATAATCACATCGTTATCGGTTAATTTTATTTGAAACTTCTGACCGTCTATAAAATCATAATCAAAACTAACAATTAGATAACCGTCTGATACAGAAAACAGATTAGTTACCGTTTCTGACACTTGTGTTTCTTCGTTGTATAAATCAAAAATTATTTCTTGCGGTATATCAAAACGATATATAATTTTTAATTCGTGTGCTGTATCGTTTGGGTTTACAATGTTCATATTATTATAACTAAAAAAACCCTATTTTGTTTGTAAATAGGGTTTTTAAAAAATAAAACTAATTATTAATTAAACCAAAGCTATAAATGCTGCTGCCGTTGCTGTATCTAATTTAGGGGATAAACTACCAGTAGTTGAAATACCAGTTAAAGTATATCCATTAAGTTCAGCTTTTGCTCCTCCTGTAGTTTGTGCTACAGTAAAATCAATACCATCATCAATACCTATTGCGTGGTAAATTCCATTACGGTCTTTTACAACTGCCATAGGAAATCCGTAAGCTAATAGATTCATTTGCGCTCCTGTTGTAGCGTCAATCTTTTTCAAGACAATCGTAGTAGTTTGAGTATTTAAAGAAGTTCCTGTATTTCTATCTGGGACTAAACTCTCTGCTACATTGTTACCGTCGCCTTCGATTTCATACTCATAAACAGTAGTAAGCAAAGGATTTATTGCTGTTGCAACTCCTGCAGTAACTGTAAACGGGTCTTCAACAAAGTTAAAAAGATACAACTTACCAAGACCTCCAAGATTTTGTTTACAGGCTCTTAATCTTCCTGCTGTAATATCACAAGCCATATTTTTATATTTTTATTAAAGGGGATAACTAAATCCCCTTAATTACTTTAAACTATGCTATAGGTCTTGCCCAAACAATCTCTGCACCGTTGTAGTATTGAACTCCAGCGTTGTAAACCATTGTGCCTCTTACTAATCCAGTTAACAAACCGATTTCGTCTTCATCTACAATTTTAACCTCATTGTGGTCAGCTACTAAACCTGTTCCAAAAATCAAATTTTTAGGTTCTGCAATTACTACCGTATCAATTGGCAAACCGTTGATTTCTTCAATTGTATATTTACCGAAAATTAGGTTAGTGTTTGCATCTCCACCCAAACCATTTGAAATACCTTTAGAGATTAACCAGAAGTTGTATGCTTGTGCTACGTTAGAAGATACTCCGATTTTCAAAGTCTTTCTTCTGATAGCTACTGGTACTGCTGCTAACGCTTGTTTCAAAGCTGCTTCGACATTTGCTTCTGTAATAGTTGCAGCGAAATCTACATCAATAACCTCTGCATCAGCTAACCATAATTTTAGGAATCCATCAAACTCGTCAGCATTTGTACCGTCCCCGTTCCAAATATTATCATCTAATTCCTCTGCTGTTTGAGCTAATTTTTCAACAGTAATTGCATCCATAATGTCTTTTGGTGCATTGTCATTGTGAGCAGATGCTCCCATTGATTCCTCAGACCATTGCGCTCTGAAATCTTCTTTACAAACTGAAAAATCATCTTTGAATTTTTTAGGCTCTAATACTTTTTCAGATAAAGTAATAGCACCCGACGGAACGTGTCCACAAGTGTATTCTCTTTTACCTCCTGTTAATTCAATTTTACGTAAATTCAATTTGAAATTTACATTAGGGAATACCGTTACAAATCCTTTTGCAATAGTGTCAGCTTCTTTAAAAGCCTGCCCTATAATAGCACCCGCTTCTTTTCCTGCGTAGTTGCTTGTTACCGTTACTGTTGTTGCCATTTGTTATTTTTGTTTTTGTTTATTTATTATACGAAAGTTATTGAACCTGCTAATGCACCTACGCCATTAACATAAAAATTTGTACCGTCAGAATAGATATCTATGTAATCTCCAACTGATTCAGCCGTTGCTACAAATGCTATCGTTGTTTCTGCTGCTGCTGGTACTAATACACTGTTAACAATTGCACCACCTTGTATTACTGCTGTTGGAGCTACGATTGTCCAGTTAGTAGTTGCAAATGCTAAACCTACTGTTATACGTGCTTTAAATCCTTCAATAGCTACAGAAGGCAAAGTTACTGCTGCACCTGCTGCTGCTGATAATGTAATATGTTTACCGCTATCAGAAGCCGTTAAAGTTGTAGCTGCTGAAATAGTTTTAATGTTAGCAGCGAAATCTTCTGCTCCATATACTATACTTGTTCTTGTAGTTGCCATTATTTAACTGAATTTAAAGTGTTAAATATTCTTTCTTTAGCTGTCATTTTAGAAAAGTCAACTTGTACAGGCGTGCTTTTAATTGGCTTGCTCGCTGGTTGTTTACCCATTTCAATTACTTGAGCTTCTAATTCAGCTATTTTAGTTTCTTGAGCCGTGTATTTAATCAAAATTGATTTAATAGCACTTTCAATTTCACTTGCAATTTTAGCATCGTTAGATACTTTACCGTCTTGCTCTGGTGCTGTTGCATCAACTGGAGCAGTTTCTTCTTTAACTTCTGCTGGTTTGATTTCTTTTGCAATACCTTCTTGCTCTACAACTAAAGTAGTACCGTCTTCTAAAGGATGTTCTCCAACTGGAACAGGTACTTTTGTACCGTCTTCTGCTGTTACCCAAACGGATAAACCTTCGCTTAACATTTCGCCATCCCATTCAATTTTCAGCGAACCATCGGCAAGCATCATAGAACCTAATTGCGTTTCAATATCTTCTTTTTTAGAAGGTGTCAATGCAAAAAGTATCTTTTCCAATAACGTGTTTGTGTTACTCATTTCTATATTTGATTTTAAATTTACTTCTTCTAATGAAAGCATAGCATCTATACTAAAGCCTTGCACTTTACCTGTTTTTACATAGTTGTTCCAAATTTCATCATCATCAATTTTGGCGATACTCATCCAACTTTCTTTTTTAGGACTTAATCCAAACGCTAAAGAAGTATCCATTTTTTCATCTCTCACTAACCAATTTTCAACAAATGTAACCCCCTGTGTTTTTTGTTTAATATCGTGTTCAATAGTTGAGTTTGAATTATTTTGATTTTGTGTGAAAGCATAACATAAATCTTTTATAGTTTCTGCACTAAATCTAATATTAAACTCCTCTCCGTTTTGATTTCTATAAATGTCTTTATTAGGTTCTAAAACTAAACCTACAACTATTCTCTTTTCTTCGTCAACCGTTTTTAGTTGTACTGCTTCATCTTTTGCTAACGCAATAAATAAACCCTCCATTGCTGGATTTTCAACTAAAGAAATTCCATAAACTCCTTTATTCTTTAACGGGTCATATTTAGCTTCGTAAGTTTTCATAGACATTCTTTAATGTTATAACTAATTTTTATTTATTTTGTTTTGTTTTTGTAAATGTTATTTATATATTTGCTACGTTGAAAGTCGGAAGTCAACAACTAAAAATATATATTAAGACTCTTTAGAACTGCCGACTCAGTTTTATTGGGTCTTTTTTAATTTAATTAATTATGAATTTAAAAAAACAAATACAAGTTGCCCTTAATAGTTGCGAGCCTAATGTAGATAGGGTAAAAAAGATTGAAGAAATATCAAATAATTATGCTATTGAAGTTATGGAATGGTATAGACTTAAATGTATTGTTTCAAATTTTGATATGTATATGAGTGCTGCAAAAGCGTTAAGAATGTATAAACAAGAAAAGAACTTTTAATTTATTATATTATGACAAAGGAAGAAAAAATAAAAGAGAATAAGAGGAATTGGTATCATAGGAATAAAGAAAAAGTAAACGCAAAGAAAAAAGATTATGCTAAAAAATGGTACATAAAAAGTAAAGAAAGATTAAAAGTAAAAAATGGAATAAATAAAGATAGAATATCTGAATGGCATAAACAAAACTATTCTTTAAATAAAGAATCACTGATACTAAATTCTAAATTAAAACAAAAGCAATACATAGAAAACTTAAATGATGTGTATGTAAAAAACCTTTTAAAAAATTTAGGTTTTAAATCGGAACAAATAACACCTGAATTAATAGAATTAAAACGTATAACATTAAAAACCGAAAGACTATGTCTCCAATTGAAAAACTAATAAAAAAAACACTTGATAACTATGAAAAAATAGAATCAGGAGAGCGTTCACTCGCAAAAGGGAAAGTATTAAATGAATCTGCAAATATTGTGATTAGATTAGCTTTATTGCAATTACAACAATGTCCAACTAATAAAATAAAAGCCTCTAATTAAAGAGGCTTTTTCTATTCTACAAACTCGCTGAACTCACAATATTTCTGTCCATACTTTGACCTGTACTTACATCTGTTGGTACAACATAAGCCTTCACTACTGGTTGAGTGCTTAAACTTTCTGCTATCTGATTTCGTCCTGTTCCCTGAACTAAATTAAAACTCGGAGCTTGTGGTACTGAACCGCCTGCACTTGGAGCAGAACCACCGCCCTGTTCGTTTGTTGCTAATATTTTCTTTACGTTAATAAAACCCATAACTCCAATAGCTGCTGCACTTGCTATTTTTAAGGCTGTTCCAAAAGGTTCAGGTACTACCGATTGTGCTGAAAGTGCTGCGGTAATCCCTTGATATGTATTCATTGTAGCTTGCGCCACCGCAACCCCTTTAGCTAACTTACTTCCTTTTTTAGCAAGCATCCCTACTAAATCAAAAACAGAATTAGCTAATTCAACTTTAGATTGCGCTACAAGTTCCTCATCTCTTATCTTTTGGTCTGTTATTTTTTTTCCTTCATCATACTCCGCTTGTATAGCTGCCATTCTATTAGCACCGTCAGCCTGTTCTTTTTCTGCTTTTTTTTCGTTTCTGACTTCATCAACTGCTGCCAATTCTTCTTCTGTTGTTTTAGCTTGCTCTGCTAATACCCTTTCTTCCTCGGCTTTATCCTCGGCTTTTTTCTTGTCCTCTGCTGCTTTCTTTTTAGCTGCTTCTTCGTCTTTTTCTTTTTGTCTTTCTGCTTCTTCGTCTAATTTATCCTGCTTATCTTTTCTTACTTTCGCTAAATCTTCATTATGCTTTTCGTCAATAGCTAACAATTCTCTATTAAGTCTTTTTGCTAATGCTACTTGGTCTGCACCCTCCTCTTTTATAGCTTCTAAATATCTATTCTTTGCATCTATTTTTTGCTTAGTATATTCATTTAAAATATCCCCCTGCTCACTTACAAATTTTTTATTCATAGCCAAAGACTTATCGGCTTGCGCTGTAAGTTCTGCTAATGCTCTCTCTGCTTCCGAAGTAACCCCTATAAAGTCAGTAATGTTTTCAACTATACCGCCAATAAAATCCCCAACCATTGCAAGACCGGGAACAAGATTTAAAACCGCTTTTTTTACTTTGTCAAAATTAGCAACCAACAACCCTAAACCGATAACTATTAAACCAATTCCTGTTGCAGCTAAAGCAATTCTAAAGGCTTTCATTGCGCCTGTTGACGTGCCTACAACTGTTGTTGCTATAGATTGTTGTATTGCTGCTGCTTTTTGAGATTTAGTAAATAACCAAGATGCTTCAACTGCATCCTTAACAGTCATAGCTAAGCCGCCTGTAGCATCGTTTAACAAACCCATTGCGCCCCCATTATCCAAAACAGATTGAGAACTATCTCCCATCGATTTAGATAAAGACCGTTGTTGGTCTTCTAAACTTTCTACAGAAGTTTCAAGTTTATTGACTTTTTTGTTAACTTCGTCAAGCCCTGTTTCTTTAACTACTATATTTATCTCTTTTGTAATAGCCATCTTTTTATTTTTCTAAAGTAGTTATCTAATTCATTTTTACCTTTGGCAATTTCTGTGAACTTCCCAGCACCCATAAAATGATGAGATTGTAAGAGTGTTATAATTTCAGTTATCATAATTATCTTATTTCAGTTACCATAAAATTCATATCCGTAATAACAATATTATTTGCTGCCGTTGTATTCATTACGTGTACTTCTAAATAATTCCCGTCTGCGTGCTGAACTATATCATGTATAACTACATTCTCGGCATTACCCCCAGAGTTAGCAGTATTTTTAATTTGTGATGCTGTTCTAATTGTTCCTAACTCACTATCATAAAAACCAAACTTGCAAACATTTGATGCAGATGTAGTAAATGATAAAGTACATTGTACTAAATATTTTCTTTCTATTGTTGCATCACAGGTTAATCTGTTATCTGAATGTAAGTATCTTGAATTGTCTGCGCCTGCCGTTGTAGTTCCTGCTGCTTTATAATATACGTTTGCAACCGCTATTGTTGTTGCTGTTGCGTTATTAATCATATACGCCTGACCTGATACTGATGTATTAGTTATTCCGACACAAGCGAAAAAGAATGATTTATTTGATGTATGGTCAACACCTACTAAATATGTTCCTGCACCTGTGAAGTTAACGCTATCTAAGATATATGACTCATCAGGTATTGAAGTAGAAACATTGAAGTTAATTCCAAAACTTGTAGAAGGAACTATAAAAGCTGAAAAAGTAGAACGAAATCTTCTTGTTATTATCGCTGCTGCATCAACTATAATTCCTGTTTGCCCTGTTGCTACTGATAACAAACAGTTTTGAAATGACAATGTACCGATTGTTCCGCTACCTATTGTAAGTGCAGATGTATTTATAAAAGAACAACTATCAAATATGATTGAAGCGTAATCTGTTACGTTTGAAAATCCATTAAAAAATGCACAATTATTGATATATAAATTATCTGTTGCTGGCGTTCCGTTAAATGAAAATATTGTGCCTGTATGATTAAACGAAATATCTCTTATATTTACAGATGTTGTAGATGTTATCATTGCAGGCGCACCCAATCCAGTGCTGCTAATACTTACCGTATTGCTCGATGTGCCTGCTATTACCGTTCCTGATTGTATCAAAAGAGAATCCCCTAATAAATCAATATCGGTAGTGAAGTAGTAAGCTGTATCTGGCAATAAAGTAATAACGTCAGCAACTGGAGTCGGCAGGTCTGCAAGTGTTTTTACCACTACAAAATAACCGCTAATTACTTTGTCATATATCTCTGTGAAGTTATCATTAATCATATCTCCACCAGACTGCAATGGAGTACCTGTTCCATCGTTGGCAATTGCCCCTAATAATATTGTTTGTTTAGCCATTATCCCAAGTTATTAAATTATTGTCAAAAGTTATTTCATCATTATCAAATGATACTATACTTGGATATTGAGTAATGAAAATATTAATCGTTTGTAAAGTATCGGTATTCGTAATCGTTGCATTGTTGTATCTTGTAAATCCTGTGTTGTTCTGCTCAAATGTAAAATAGATAATAGTTCCATCTATAACTGCACTTAACCAAGTATCATCATCTATGTCAACTGTTGAGTTACCGATATTAGGAACGCTTATTGATTGTACTTGTGGTAAATAATCCGCTATCAAACTCGTTACGTTAGAAGTAAATCCATTAATAACTAAATCAAAAGCATTGATTAAATTCAAACTTATTTCACGTGTTAATAAATTCAAATTGAAATTATCAATTCTGTAATAGTTGTTTTTAATTTCTAAAATATCATTTAGTTGCAATTGTAATAAAATCCTTAATGGTAGTACCGCATTATATTTAAAACTACGTCTTTTAGGATTGAAAATATTACCTACATAGTTTGAATAATGGTTTAAATATAATGTGTTTTCGCTTGCTACATTGTCCCACTCGTTGTTTTCAATACCAAATACTAAATTATATTGTGGTTGTGCCCAATCAATTGAATGAGAAGGTGTGTTTATGTTACCTGTTAATTCCTCTTTTACTGCTGAATCATTAATATATCCTATTGTTTTTGTTCCAATAGTTGTATTGATATTATAGAAAATATGTGGAGCAGGATTAACAGGCTCAATCTTATCATCTACTATTGCCCCGTATTGTATATTCGTAATTGTACCATCTGATAAATCAGGTAGTCTTTCGTAAATAATCTGTTCAAATGGAACTGCAATAGTTAAAGCGTCCCCCTCTAATGGTTTTCCAGTAGGCGTACCATCATCGGTAAGTAATATCTGTTCGTCGCCATATCCTAAACCTGTACTTTTTTTAAACTGATTGTTTAGAATAGTGATAGGGTCTTTAAATTCAAACTTAATCTCATTCAATAAATTACCCCTTGAAACCTCTAACGTATCTGTTTTTATATATCTGCTTATATTCCAAACCTGACCTAATTTATAATAGTTATCAATAGTATCAATGTATATGTTTTCGTTATCATCTGAAATAACAACTAACTTAAACATTGAGAACAAACCTTTTAGAAAGTCTATTATTTTAATTTTAGGTATATTGAATTGTAAATCAAAGACTCCATTTATCGTTTGCTCTGGGAAGTCTGCAATACCATTGTAACTTTCATATTCAAATTCAATTGTTAAACGGCTTGTAAATTTAAACTCCTCGTTTGCTGAAATATACCAACTGTGTTTTGTTGGTTGATTTCTTTCTATTGCAAAGAACCTTTCATTCATTCCTGTTACATTTGAATAAGAATCAGAAGGAGCTCCGTCTTTTCTTCTTTCAATTGCATAAGGTACAGTTTCATAACCAGCACTCGGAGTTATTCTAATCAGTCCGTAAATACGTTTACCGTTAGCCACAAATGTATCCTCTGTTAAATCTAAAGTACCAGCGTTTGAACCGATAGTACCAATGTTAGTCATATCCATCCTAACCTCATTGTTAGACTTTTTACTACGTTGGTTATCGTTATTAATCCATAGATACAAGTTTTGGAATTCACTTGTGCCAAAGAAGTCCCTACTAAAAGTAAAATCATATTTCACTTCAATAGCTTCAATAATTTTAATCAACTTTATTGAAGGTCTTAATAAATTCCAATCAACACCAGCACCTCCATTATAAGCGATATTTGCTAATGTGTCTGTATTTATATTCTCTGAACCTGAACGATAATATAATTGTTTCTTTGTAAATAGGTTGTATATTAAATCGCCACTTGTTTGTAAATAACCTTTTACCGTATCACTATCATAATTATGATTCAATGCTGAAAAATCTAAACTGGATAGTTCATCATTTTTTAATTTGTCTTTTAAAGAAACTAAATTACCTACGAAATTAATTGAGTATGCATAAGGCTTCCCTTGTTTTATAGATACTTTTTCTAAAGACCATTTACCAAACCTGAAAGGCAAACCATCAAATTCAATGCGCCCTGATACTTTTACCCTTGAATCAAAAGAGTTATCTATGTTTGCATCGTAGTAATGTTTAAATATACGGTTGTTAATATGCGTTGCTGGAACTGTGAAACTCTTTACATAGTCTGTTGTATTCTTTGTAATGTCGTTAACGTTTGCTATTGACGAATTGATTTCAATACTTTCGTCCTGAAACAAATCCATAACATCATTTTCGATATATAATTTAATCATCATATATTGTTCACTTCATTAAATGCATACTCAAATTCAAACTCGTAATTCAACATTCTATCTTTTTGCCTTGTTTTATATTCTATAGATTTAGCACCTAACTTAATTGGTGTATAAATTTCATTTGAAAATATCCAAACTCGCTCTGATAACATCAATTGCTTAAACGTTTCATTCATTGACTCATCAACAAACCCACTATTAATTTTAAATTTAGATTTACCCTGTACGTTGTAAGTAACATATTGATGATTACCAACTAAAGGTTGACCTCTATCTGATTCAAACTCCTCTGTTGTTACTGACATTGATTCTGTCTTTGCTTTAAAGAAAGTAACAAACTGCATCGCACCATCTTTATTCTGGAACGCAATATCTAAAGGTGTGTATCTACATTCATCCTGAATAAATAAAGTTATTGTTTCACTATTGAAAGTGATTTCTACATACTCATCCGTCGTTGTTTCTGACAAGTCAACCCAAACGCCTTTTACCATACCTTGACTGTATAGGCTTGTTGGTTCTTCTACAGAATAATTTATTTCATTGTCTGGGTAAGATATAACTGTTATCATTGTTGACTTATATTAATTTCATTGGAATGATATAATGTTAAACCGTCAAAAAATGCAAGTCTAACCCATGTAGTGCCTAATACAGGATAAGTAATTACAACTCCGGTTAAAGGACTTACGTTTGGAAGCGTGTACAAGAATGACCAATCAACACCGTTAATTGATTTTTGCACTATTACGTCTGTTGGAGTAAAAGTATCTATAGTAAAATTTATATCTATTGTAGATGATGTGTGTCCAGACGATGTATATTCATACGATGTTATCTCTATAATAAAAGGTTCAGGTGGCGTTTCTAATACCATAAAAGGCATATTAAAAACTCCGTTTCTATTAACTTTAAATTCAGTACCCTGCATTAATATCCTATTGCCAGGCGTTGTAGTGTTTTCGCCTTCCATACCACCTCCATAACCTTTTAAAACTAATTCAGTTGAAACGTCTTGCTCATCCCCTGTAACAAATTCATCTAATGATATAGTAGTATAAGTTAAAGTTACCTTACACCATCTCTGATTGTAAGCATTTATAATACTTGTTTCTGTTCCGTATGTTACATTAAAATCAATGAAGTCATTTAACAATCTTGCTATATTTACCTTATCGCTTGCTGTTGATGAAGTTGGATTGTTCTTTGTCATTGAATAACTTTCTGTAACTGGTGGCGAATCTTTAAGACCGTCCCAAACATATAACTTCAATGTGTAAGATGTGCAAGTGTCTTCCGTTATCGGGTCAACAAATGGAATATATAAATAATATGGCGAAAGTGTTTTAATCATAATTTTAACTTTACTTTAATCTGTTCATCAACTTGCAAACTATACGCTTCATAAACTGCATCAGGTAATCTTTGGAAAGCCTGCTCAAATGGTTTTGTAAAGAAGTTAGTTGTTTCTAATCCTTTATTCCAAATGCTTCTCATAATCAAAAAGGAAGTTGACTTGTAGGATAGAAATTTACCCGTCCCCCTATCTTTAAATTGGATTCGCTTTCTTGCTACCCAACCGTTAATCCCACTCGTCAGACCTCCTTTTTTACCTGAACCTGTCCCGAATTTAAAAGGACTGTTCGGAGCTTTTGCTGAACTACTTACACCTCTTACTCCTTTATCAACAAACTCCCAGTAATCATTAGCATTACCGAAATCAAAACTTAACGTTGTTGTACGTTTACCCTCAATAACATTGTACTTAATCCCGTTGTATAGTGCAGAAGTGTCTTTCTTCTTTTTCTTAGACAGATTAGACTTCGATTGTTGTACGACATACTTACCAAATTTATTTAATTCGTCTGCTACTGACATAGGTTTATAACTGTATTAGGCACTTCAACTGTGAAAGTTAATCTTGCACCGTCTAATAATTTAGAACCCTCAAAACTTCCTAATTCAAAAGAAGGGTCTTCACTTGAAGTTATGTTATGCTTATCAAAGTCTGTGTACATTTTTAACCACATACGATTAAGAACTGCAATAGCTAAATTATGATTATCAACTTCATTATCTTGCCCCCAAAAATCATCTGTTTGAACCTCTTTATTAATATCACGTATGTTCATACAAGATAATTCTATATTGAAATTAACAGTACTACCGTTAGTAAAACCACCTGACTCAATCATTATATTAACCAAAGGAAATATTGTTTCTTTATTTAAGTCTTGAGTCTTCAAAACCTTATTAACTTGCTCATCTTCCTCTGCAAGTTGTTTCAAGTATAAATAAAGTTGAGTTAGTTGGTTCATAATTCAATTGTATTACTATTGTTTTTCATTATCTTATGCTTCAGTTTCCTTGTATCTATTTTATAAGCTAAAAACAAATGAAACTCGTGTATATTCGTATTCAATACCTTGCTTAGATTCCAAACTTTACCCTTACACAAGTCAAATAAAGTAGCATCCCACCCCCATTTCACGAAGTAATCACTGGCTGCCCTTCCTTCGGTTGTTCCACTACCATATATTTCTGGGTATAATTCACTAATTCGTTGGCTAAATTCGAAAAAAAAACCAATGCGCCATTTACAATTGACAATGGCATATACTTCATTATGGTTGCATAGCGTTCAGTACCTTCATAATTGATAATATCATAGTTACCTAAGACATCTTTCTTTTTAATCGGTCTAAATAAGACTGCCATTAGTTTGTGCATCTCTTGAACATCTACACCGTACACAGACAAATCTCTGTACTCTCCTGCTGTTATCTTATCGAGGTTAGGAATAAACCCAAACTCTACATCATCAATAAAGAAAGTAGGTTTAAAAACTGCTGACTGATTTAATGCCAAATCAATCTGTTCTATTATATCTTTATAATCTCTTTGGCTTATTAAATCCAATCTATTACGCTCTAACCCTGTAAATATTTCAACTTTACGTTTATCAAATTGGTCTTCTGTTAAATCGGTACGCTCCAATAGTATAGAGTACTTTTGGAACTGGTGCAATTTAATATCTTCTATTGATGTTGGAATTGTAACTTTCATAATATTATAACTAAAAAAAGGTTGTTTTGTTTTTAACGAATTTCGATTTGACCACCACCCGAAAGGTTGTAACTTACATTGTATCTAATAGCATCTATAATATGATTATAAGCATCACAGAACAACTTACTTCCTTTGTCTGTATACACATAGTTGTTTAACTCTTTACCTATGTTTTCGCCCTCTACAATCAATTGATAGTCCTGCATTATTGCTATGCCTGCAGAAATAGAACCTGCTCCTTTTGTTGTCGGTATAACTCTACAACCCATCTTAACGAGTTCATCTATCAAACGTGGCTCTGCACTATCGGCAACGATAAGTTTGTTATTTGTAATCGTTCTATTTATGTGTGCTATTTCAGAAGTGGTTAGTTTAGATTTATATAAATGTTCTTTACAATAGATTATCTTTTTCTTTTTATCAATAGCAACCTCTACTAATGTTGTAGGGTCAATGCTAAATCCATAATCTTGACCAAAAGAAGTTTGTAAATTGTCAGGGTTAAACGTTCCATACTTCCAATTAGTAAATACAACACCCTCCGCTTTATCTAACCATCCACCTAATATAACGTGATTGTATTTTTTATGATTACTTTCTTTGATTTGTTCTATCTGGTCTAAGAATGATTCTGATAGATTTTTATAGTTATCTAAATAACTTGAATGTATGTAAGTAGTATCTTTATTTATAAGTGTACTACCTTCTTGAACTTCTTTTTGTTCAAAGAAACGTTTGTAAATAAAGTGTTCTTTAGTAGCTGGATTTAAAATAAGGATTACCCTATTCTGTTTAGTGTTATGCCTAATGCTAAAATCAATTTTGTCAAAAGTTTCTTCGTCATTTAGCTCCTCTGCTTCATCTAAAACCCAAGTAGTAACACCAGACAATGATTTAAGGTTTGCCGTTTGTGTTCCGCTACTTGTTTTTATACCTTTGAATATAATTTTAGACCCCGTCCTAACATTTACTATTTCATCCTTAGTAATATAAAAATCATTGTGAAGTCCTGCCGTTTCAATCTTATCTATAAATTCAGGTATGATTGATATGTGAGCAGAAATTAAAGTATAACGTGTAAATAGAATAACGTGTCCTACTTCATAAGTTAGTAAAAGCAAAAAAGAGTTAATAGAATAACTCTTTCCTGAACCCCTACCCCCTGAAATTATAAAGTAACGACTATCGCTACCTAATAAATTATATTTACTATTTATCTTTATCAATTTGAAACATTTCTTTTATATCGAAGTTGTTTAGATTGTGGGTTGTTTCTATTGTTTCTTTCGGTTTACCTACAGCATATTCAATAAGAAGTTTAGCTGCTGCAATTCTATCTCTTGAATTTTCTGATGTGCTTTTCATTATAGAAGCGAGGACTTCAAAAGATTCTTCTACGTGAGGACTTGCAAGGTCAACCCCTTTTAACTCATCTTTTACAGACGGTCTGCCCCCTTTGTTTCCTATAGTTCCTCTATTTTCTTTTCTCTTATCCATAATCAGTATAAATTAGATAACTGAATCCGTAGCTTTTATAAACTAAATTTAATTATTATTCAATACTAATAATCAAAGATTCTTTTTAAATTTTTATATTTAATGATACATTATATTTTTTAGCAAATTCAACAGCTAATCTATTCAATTCATCAAAGTCTTTCTGTTGTGTAGCTTCCATAAACTATATCTAATTTATCAATCATATTAATCATTGGTTTAGGACTGCAAGAGCTACAAGGATACCAAACCTGTCTATTGAATACACTTGCATATAACTCACAAACAAACTTAACTTGTTTAGGACTCAATACAATCGTTTTAACGGTTGTAAAATCCCTCCAACTATTATATTCATCTTCTGTGAAACATCGTGCCTTAAATCGATACGGAAATAACTGATTTAGCTTTTCTTTACGCTCATCACAACCACAGTCTTTACCTTCTACGAATATTTGTAAACCTGTGGCTTTAATTACCTTTTCTATTGTATCGCCTAATCCTTTACTTTTTGGTCTTGCCATCTATTTTTTTCTTTTTGGATAGTTTTATGAATGAAATTATAATCTGTATTTAGTAGTTTCCCTATTTCCCTTAAAGACATTGTTTGATTAAGTTCTATATAATCCCTTGCAACCCAATATATATTTTGTAATATTTCAGAGTCTTTATCATCAGGCTCAAATGTTTCTGGAGTTGTAAAGTTATAAAAGTTTTCAATTGAAATAGTTTTTTTACCTTTTATTTCGTCTAAGAATATATTTTTAATAGTAACTATCACATAGAAATCATTAATTTCTTTGGTGCAATTGGCTAACTTTAGATACATTTCAGACACTAAATCATCTGCTAACATTTTATCCCTGCATATATTAAAGGCTATTTTTCGCCAGTAAGAATCTTTTTTTGCAAGAATTTCTAACATATTTAATTTATTGATTCAAACAAAATTAATAAAAATTTACACAATACCACCATTAATTTTCTGTAATTTTTGTGTTAGGTAGTTTAGTCTATCAGGATTATCTTTTGAAACTATCAATTGTCTTCGTTCTTCCATAGCTTTAGAGTATGAAAATGATTCAAATTTATCACATTCTGGAGCTGGATATACTTTACAACTTTTGATACAATGTTTACAAATGGATTTCATAATATTGTTTTAACATCAGTTATTAAATAAGCTGTTCTACTAAAGTGAATAAATACATTACCGCCTGATTCTATTATTTTTTTCTTTAATACATTTGATTTTAATCCTGTTAATTTCATTGCATCGTTTGAATAAATATACTTTGATGTATCAAAGTTATTATTTCCTATGTTAATCCTTCCACGATAAGTATTAGGCTTATTCCTATCTTTATCCTGGTCTTTTTTATATAAAGTTATTGGATGTAAGTTATGGTTATAAAAATCTATTGCCATTATAATAAAAATTGAGAGTTAAAGTTATTTTAATATATTTTAAATTTAATAAACTCATTACCTTTTGAAACTATCTCTTTGAATACGTGAAGTTCATAAATATAACGGTCATCTACTTTGTACTTCTTTACCAAACAATCTATAAATGTTTTACAGCAATTATCAATATCTGAACCTTTGGAACTAAAACCGAATTGAATAGCTAATTTAATATTAGTTTGGTCAGGAATTTCAATTGTCTTTGGTAATAGTAAAAGCATATTTTTAATAAACTTATCGTATTCGTCTGTCCTGAAACGCCTGCCTTTGAAAGCGGAATTAATTGATAGCGGTTTAATTTGTATGGTGTGGTTCATAGTCTAAAATATATTAGGATTATCATTTATTAAATAAGGCAATGCATCGTTATTAATGTCAAAACTAAAATCTTCAAATCTGTAACCTCTTGAATATGGATTACTAACTAAAATAGTACCGTCTTCCTGTATATCCAAATCAATAACCGTTTCAGCTTTCTTTAATACGTAAGTTCCTAAATGACCTAAAGGTTTTCCTGTTGTTCCTGATTTATGAATTATCGTTGTAACGTGAATATCATAATCATAAGTCCATTTCATAATGTAATCGGATGCTTCTTTTGACATAATAATATCATTTGTATTGTCAACTAAATCAGCAACACCGTCAATAGAAATAAGTTTAACTGGCTCTTTGTAAAGTGTGGTTTGATTCTTTAGGCAATAGTCAATCATTTGTAAACGTTCATTCGATGTTAAATGCCTTGTTGCATAACCGTGATAATTAGAATAATTCAAACCTGCCATTTCCTGAACCCGTCTAAAAGTTCTTTGAGTGTAATATTTGCCCTGTTCAGTATCGAAGTCAAGAATAGAAAAATCTTTATCTCGATGTGTTTTTATATTTGGAAATAATACATTTGAAACTCCACCAATGTAAGAACCAAGAAAAGCAGATTTAAGAAAAGTCTTTTTACTTTTCGATGTTGCGGTAATTGCTGAAAACTCTCCAGCGGTCATAATTGGAGTATCGTAAAATTTATCTTTATATCGATGCGTACCGATTGAAAGTAATATTTCAGGGTGTGGCATTTCTTCTGATAAATCCACATAGCAACTATTAACCAGTGATTCAATATTTATTTCAGGTTGTGCATCTTTTGAAAGTTCGTTAAAGTCAAGCATAGTTTTCTGGATTTTTAATTAAATCATTTACGGTATTATAAAGGCTTGTTTCTACTTTATCAAAAGACCAAACTGATAATAATTTTTTTATTATTTCCTGTTCTTTATCTTTTAGTAATTGGTTTTTACGCTCGTCATTTGCTAAATCGTTTAAATCTATTCCGATACTTTCAAAGTAATTTAATTTATCAATACTTTCTAAAGTAGATTTCAATGCCTCAAGATGAAAATTTAAAGGTAAATTCAAGTCCTTTTCAATTTGTTTTTTAGTAAAATTCACATCTCTATAATGTAATAAATCCTGATTAAGTTTAATACAATATAATTTGCAAAATAGAATATTATCTATAACATACGTTTTTTGCGTTATATTAAGCTCGTTGTTTAATAGTTTTAGTGCTTCTATATCTTTATCACAGATGTCTTTTTTTAATCTCTTAAACGTAGAAAAAATTCTTTCTACTGCTTTTTGTGATGCCCAACTCATATACCAAGTGATTTTTTAGTTACTGGTTTTGCTTTAAAACCGTTATCATTTTTAGACCAGGTTTCCAATCTACGTTCTAAACTCCAAGTGCTTTGTAATTCTTGCCTGAATTTAGTATTTGATTTATTTGGTTCAGTCCAATATTTGTAAAATTCATTCAATAAATCTTTCCCGTACTTTGGTAAAAAAGGTTTTAGTGTGTAAGAAAATTTTAATTTTCTGTCATCTATATTATTTTCTTTTTTCTCTTTTACTTGTGCTTTCTCTTTTACTTGTGCTTTCTCTTTTACTTGTACTTGTAGGGTAGGGGTATCAGTACCCCCTACAGCACCCCCTACGGCAGGGGTTAAAATAATTCCTGTTTTATCCTCATATCCTTTGACTTGAGAATCTATGCTATTGGTCTGACTAATATAGGCAAACTTTGCCATTCCTTTTAAATTTAATGGTTTAACTCCTAAAAATTGTCTGTCTAATAAAGCATCTATAAACGCAACTTTATCCTCATTAGATTCAAGTTCATTATAAACATCATAATAAGACCTGAAAAAATTAAACCCTTTTCTTTTTGTTAATTTGACACCCATAGCTTTACAAATTGTTAATTTTTAATGCAAAAAAAAATCATAACTGAACAAAGGTAACACCGTCAATAATGACCTTTTTTAATTCCCCTGATTCTAATCTTTTATAAACAGTTGGCTTCGATAATCCGTAAGCCTTTGAATAGTTTTCAACTGTTTTTAATTTAGTTCTATCTATTTTTAGTACTTCCATTTACTAATAGTTAAATTTTACTTCTAATAAAAGCCAAACTTTCATCTGGCTTAATACAAATATACAAATTAATAATTCATTTCACTCGGAATAATGATAAATTTTTCATTACTTATTTCCATTTCAGAATGTGCAATAGCTCGTTTAATAGCGTGTAAACTAAAACGCCTTTTAAAATGCCTTTTTATTTCGTGAGCATTAAATCCCTCTTGATAGTATAAGTTCTGAATTTGCGATGTGTGGTGGTGTTTCATTCGTAAATATTACCTGTTATTAATAAATCTTCCATATAATTTACAATAGCATCATTAGTGAAGATTTTAGATTCAATTACTTTTAAACAAAATCTTGGAGCTTTATAAATTACTTCGTATTTTGCTGTGAATGTTTCTGTACAATCTCTTTCTTCGCGTTCAACAATATCGCCTTCACAAATTTCAACTCCGTTTTTATCATATAATCCTATGTATTGCATAATTATACAATCTCTAACTTCTGGAAAATCGTCTTCTACAGGCAACAATAATTCAATTCCTGTGTTTTTAAAATCAAAATACATGTCTTCTACAGGGTTATTTTCAGAATAAAACATTTCAGAAGAATCTACATCCCAAGCTCTAAACTTTATTTCTCTTTTCATAATACTATTTGTTTTAATAACCGCCCGAATTAACGAGCGGTTTGGTTGTTGTTAAAATGGTAAATCATCATGTTCTTCTTCCTTGAAGTTAGATGAAGGTTGAAATGTTTGTGATGCTGGTTCTTGTTGCGTTGAAGTTTGTTCTAATTTCTCAATGCGCCAACCTTTAATACTGTTAAAGTATTTGGTTTCTCCTTGCGTATTTGCCCAGCTTCTGCCAGATATATTAATATGCACTTTCAAATCTTCTCCTATTGAAACTTTATCCAATAAATCAACTTTGTCCTGAACAAACTCTATTAATATCTCGCTTGGATATTGCTCATCTGTCTTTATTACTAATTCTCTTTTCTTGAATGAATCAGTTACCTGAATTACATTACTTACTACAATTGCTTTTCCTATTAATTCCATAATCTTTTTTTGTTTTTAATTGTTATTTTTTCGTCTTAATTCTCTTAATTGATATTCTCTTTCTTGAAGATGTTTTTTAGTTTCCTTTAATGTTTTGTAAAGGTCGTTAAAAGTTTTATCTTCCATATTTTGAGCCCAGTCATTTTCTTCTTTAGTGATGTTTTTAGAATTAAAAAAACGTTCTTTTATCTCGTTTGGAATTTCATTATATTCTTCCTCACGCATCTTAATAAACACTTCCTTAGACATTTTGTAATTCTTTAAGTTTGTTTTCTATTTCTAATACCTGTACTTGAGTAGCGTTTAATTTTCCCTCTTCGATAGCGTTTAAGTTACGCTCTATTATTTCAGCATCGCAAGTCAATAGCTTTGTAAATTGCTTATCGTTTAAAGTTGGAACTTTTACAATATCTTCTATTTTAATAGTCGGAACTTCTACAACGGTATGAGTAATATCTTGCGTTTCTTCTTGGCTCGGCATCTCATCAGAAGTATAAGGCATACCTCCTAATTCATCAGAAAAGCACAATCTAAAGCCCTGTGATATTGCAACCTTTTTAGTCATAAAATTAGCCTTTTCCCAAAATTTTGTAACTACACCGGCTTTAGTTTTTTGCACACATTCATTATAAAATGCTTCCCAAACAAAAGGATGTTGTCTATCTTTTCTGTAAATTGTTACAGTAGCTTTTAAATCTCCAGTAGCAACACTTCCAGAAGTTGTTGCACTCCATCCGTCTAAATTACCGCTTCTTTCAGCTCTTTTAATATAAACTTCATACCCTGTTATAATCGAGAATTGTTTATATTGACCTTCTCCGTAAACGGCACAAAATATTTCTCTTTTAAAAGGATTTAATCCGAATGTTTTAGCAATGCTTAAGAATTGTAATTTTTCTTTTTCTTCTAACTTTGGAGCTAACCCCATAACGTCCAAATATTCTATTAACACTTTGTCGTTAACTTGTTCTGTTGTTGTAATTTCGTTTTTCATCTTATTTTGTTTTTAATTCATAATTCAATTTCTCATTCTCTTGCCATCTTTTACGGCTAATAGCCTCGGACATTTCTAAATCTTTAGTAATCGCTTTCGTGTACCAA